ATTATGTATTCTTCAATACTCTCTCCCATGACCATCTCAGGAAAATTGCTACCATAGCATTGCAGGGTATCCCAATTAAACGTCATAAAACTTTATTGGATTTCATTGTTGAGAATGGTTACTCTGAGGAGTACGGAGCTAGGAATATTAACCGTTTTATTAAGAACGAAGTAGCTACAGTAATAGCACAGAAACTACTTGAGAGAAAACTTCCAAATAAGAAGGGGGATCTATACACCCCTAGAATTAAGGAGGGCAAGCTTACTTTAACTTGCTTGAAGGAAGATACACAGGATATTTAAGGCTAGACTTGGAACTTCGCGGCCTTGGCCCCCTCTGAAGAAATTTGGAGGGGGCCATTTAATTTCTGAAAGGAATGATCTATCATAGGTCATGGCCCGTAGCTCAGGAGGTAAGAGCATTCGTCTTATAAGCGAAAGGTCACTGGTTCGATTCCAGTCGGGCCTACCAATTAATCATTTTATGGAGAATAAAATAATGACTGATGTAATGGAAAAGTATGTTGCTAAGGCCCTAGAGGGTTATGAGCAGAATTATAAGGGTATCACCGAGGCTATTGAGCAGATGGAAGCTCAACTTGCTGATTACACAGAAAAGCAGCAGGAAATGCTTGATGGCATTGCTGAGATGAAGGGTGCTTTGGGGCTCAAGAATGAGCCCGTGCTTAAGGTAGTTGAAGGGGCTGCGGAGTAATTAAAAATCCCAGATAGCTCAATTGGTAGAGCATCTGACTGTTAATCAGAGGGTTGTAGGTTCAAGTCCTACTCTGGGAGCCATTTTAGGATCAAGGGACGATAGCCCAATGGCAGAGGCATCGGACTTAAAATCCGTTCAGTGTGGGTTCGAATCCCACTCGTCCTACCATATTTTGCATCTGTAGCTCAGTTGGATAGAGCAACGGACTTCTAATCCGTAGGTCATAGGTTCGAATCCTATCAGATGTACCATAACTATCAGTCTCTATTTTAGGAGGTACTATGGGTCGCGTAGGGTACTTAAAGTCTCTTAAACGGGCTCCTATAGCCTCATTCATAAAATACTTAAGCTAAATTAGGCATATAACGGTGAAACAAGAGAAAATAGACAAAACCTACATGAAAATGGCTGAACAGTTGGCTGAACTATCTCACGCTGAAAGGAAGAAGGTTGGCTCCTTAATTGTTAAGGAAAATCAAATTATTTCTGAGGGATATAATGGGATGCCCTCTGGGTTTCCTAATGAGTGTGAGATCCCTGTCTTTGAACGTAATGAGTGGGACGATACAAAAGCTTTACCAACTAAAACTAAAAGAGAAGTGCTGCACGCTGAGAGTAATGCTATAACTAAACTTGCTCGCTCTACAAATAGTTCTGATGGGGCTACTTTGTATGTGACCATGGCTCCATGCTATGATTGTAGTAAATTAATTATTCAAGCAGGAATTAAGCGTGTGGTTTACAAAAATTTCTATCATGATAATGGGTTGTTCTTGCTTGAAAAGGCTAAGATCCCAGTAACTAGCACTTATGAATATAAAGAGGAAGCACAATGAACTATTCAACAATCGGTAAGGATGTAGGTACACTTGTAACAGAAAAACAGGAAGCTTACGGTGATTCATTCGGTAGGAGTGGAGAGTGCTTGAGGCAAATGTTTCCTGATGGTATAAAGACTGATCAGTATGATGATTTGCTCACCATTGCAAGAATTTTGGATAAGCTGTTCCGCATTGCAAATAATCCTAGTGCCTTCTCAGAGAACCCTTACCAGGACATTGTAGGTTATGGCCTATTGGGTATGAATAGGCACAACTCTAGTACATATGGTAAGGAGAAAGCCTCTGGGTATTCTAAGTTTCCTCCTGTCGGACCGTAAGAATATTTTTATTTTCCTTTTGACACTAGCTGAATAGTGTGTATAATAGGGGAGACATGAAAGAGAAAGATAAAACACTGAGGGCTGGTGACCGAATTGAGGTCTACCGCAATCTTCATAAGGACTGTTTTTCTGTTAGGAAGAATGGCATAGTTGTGAAGTATATTAACAATGATGAGTCTTTGCACCTAACAGATGTTAAGTTTGTGGTACAGCCAGCAGGCCATGCTAAGGTTATTAAAGAGAAGAGGAAGAACGTCCATGCCTTTGTGCGTGGAATATACACAGGGGATAGGATGAGGGAGTCTACGATGGTGGCTCGTTATAATCCCTATCTGTGTGATTCTTTTATAACCTACAGTCCCTTCAAGGGGCCATCCCCTATATACAAGGCACAGAGTGCATCACTATTTAGAGGAAAAGTTTATGTCACCGTATAATAAGAAGCTCGTAGAGCATTTAATGGAAAGCATGGCGTGGGGAGTATTTATTTTCATCCTTTGGTATTTCTTAATAAGGAACTAATTTATGAAACTTGAAAAAGGTGTTGACGGTTACTACACTGGGGCCGTACTGATAGATGAAATGGAGGCTGATTTTATCTATAAGTCTCTAGAGTTTGCATCAGAGAATCTTGCTATGTGCCCAGAGCATCTTCAGATGATGGAGGAAATGAGCCATCAGTTTGATATACTCTCCGATCAGTTATTGAATAGGCCGCGAAAAACCCTTGACGCTTCTCTGAACTAGGTGTTATTATAGTGAAAACCGATAAGAAAATTAAAGTTGAACTTACACTTGCGTGGACGTTTGATGAAAAAGAGTGGAGTGACGAAAAAGAACATTTGGAAGCTCTCCACGCTAATCCAAGAATTGTTTGTGGATACGATATCCACCACACTTGGCATCGCCTGTGTGATATGACCTCTCCAGACCTCAAGGAAATTACGGTGACCCCATGTTGACAGAAGATCAGTGGAAAAAGATTGATGCTAAGTACGGCAAGCTCATGTATAAAATTAGCCACCAAATTAGTGGTGATGGAGCTATTGCTACTTTTGATGATAACTTACAGGACATTCGTATTTCAGCCCTAGAAGCTGTTAACGGATTTATAAAACAAAATGATGGGGCCAATGGTTCCTTTGATGATTTTTGGGGAAGCAAGGGTTTCGACCAGTACATTAAAACGTGTATGTGGACCAAGAAGAACAATAAGGGATCAAAGATTACTAAGAAGGCTCCTATCTTGCGAGGAACTGTTTCTACAGACATGGAAGAGGTTCTTCAAATTGAGGACTATAATATAGATCCTGATGCTAGTTTGTGGCTAGAAGAGGTTTCCTATCTTCTAACCCCTACTCAGAAAGAAATTGTAACACTCGTAACGCAAGACCCTACGCTTATTAAACCTAGCGGTAGGATCAACGTAAAACAGGTTGCTGATACTCTCGGTCTTACTTGGTTTGAGACTGATAAGCATATTAGGCAGCTATCAAACGCACTGGAAAACGAATTTTAATGTATGAGTACAAACTTTTTAAACCTAATGTTCCATCCCTTAAGGGATTGAATGATTTATTGACGGAGCTTTCCCGCAGTGGGTGGGAGCCTGTTCAAGTAGATTCTGACAAGAATGAGATTTTCGCTAAGAGAACTACGACTCTGACTGAAACTTGCCATGTTACCGAAGGTCTTACGTTTAAAGACGATGGGTGATTTAGAGAAAAATCTAGGGCAGTTGATATTCTGGGCTATAGCTTTTGGTGTGCTTCTTGGCATAATCTATATTTTAGCATAAAAGGATTATCATGAGTACTGCACGAAAACTATTTTTAGGATCACTTACCTTATTCACATTAGGTGTTATTGCTAGCATATTGATGGCAGCATCTTTTATGGAGAAGGGTCAAGACTCTAAACCACCAGCACAGCCTATTATTGAAGAGCTTGTCCCCTTTAGAGGGGAAGTCTTTAAGCATTTCGCAGAGTTTAGAGTTCAAAAATGTTTCTTTAGTCTAGCAGGAATCCTGTCTACCGAGAAGGAGCCCTACGAACAGTTGATTAATGTTAACAATATTGTTAAGGTCAATAGGTTTAGGGATGGAAATGAGACAGAGTTCTCTTCCCTTATGTTTATTGCAGAGGGTAAACATCCGTATGGTGTTGTACCTGTCTTGGTGAGAGAAGATTACCAGGAAATTCGTAGACGTATTAAGAAAGCAATTGAGGCTCGATAGTGTATAGTTATAATGTAATATCTGTTGATAGAGTGGTGGATGGTGACACCGTTGATTTCACCTTAGACCTGGGATTCAACCTCTACCACAAGGTACGGGTTAGCCTAGAAGGCATAGAGGCTCCTGAGAGGCGCACAGAGGACATTAGAGAGAAGGCAGCAGGCATTAGGGCCAAGGAGTACCTAACAGACATCCTAGCCAGTGCAGAGGCTCTCTCAGTGTCTACAATGAATAGAGGAAAGTATGGAAGATACTTTGGAACCATCTTTGGTGTCATAAAGCGTTCTAAATTAGAGCTTGATGAGGATGATATTTGTGAATCCTCATTGAATTATATTGTAGAAGAAGAAGATCCAGACCCCAGTCACTATGGGGTAAACATAAATGAACTGCTGATCAATAAAGG